TAGCTATGTCGGAATTTGCCACTCTCAGAGCGATGTCTTCGAGTTCGTTCGGTACTAACAGAATAGCCGGAACGTTTGCAGAGCCGAGAATGTCGTAAGAATCGCCGTAAGCAGTCAATGCTCTCATAGCAGCACGCATTTCAGCATAAGCGGCAGTCGATAATACGCTAGTCGTATAGTTTGCACGAGCAGAGGTCGCAAGGGTTGTCGATCCGTCTTGTTCCAGATTGTTAAGGAACATACCGAATACGTCACGATGCAAGGTCAACGCAGCCGCACGGCCTAATTTCACCGGAATCTTGCGGATGGCTTGCACATCATCGTTACCTACCATTTCCATCGTAAGATCATCGGTTCCACCTTTTTTCGCCGGCGTGAAAACTGCCTGCGTATCGGTCGGACTTGTCAACGGCTGATAGGTTGCACGTTCTGAAACGGTACTCAATACTCCATACCCGCCCATCTGTAAGCGTTTTTGTTCGAGGAAGTTTGTAAAGCTGGAAATATCAGAACAGATATCCCGCCATGCCTGCAAGTCTGGGTTAGAGGCTTCCATCTGCATTTTTTTGTTAATGGCGTTTCCGAGAATTTCCGCCCAATCGCTGGTCTGCATACCGTAAGCTTCACGCATTCTTGATTCTCTGAAAGCTTTCCGGCGTTTGGCATCATAGGACTCAATCAAACGCGGCTGATCGCCAACCAACTCAGGCGTATAAAAATAAGAGTCGGAAAGGATAGTCCCGGCACTTGCAAAAGCAGCAGACGAATCATTCACGACATTGGCATAGGCTTCTTTGAAGCTGATAAACCTGCGAACCTTTTTTCCGTCTTTGTCTTTTTCGTCTTGTCCTGAGAAAAATCCGTCCATTGCGATTCCGAGCTTGTCTTTCTCGTCACTGCCCAATTGAACGCGAGCCTGGCCCGGCAATCCCTTGGATTCCTGCAACTTGGCCCAAACGTCTTGTTCGGCTTTAATGTCAGCCTGGAGTTCGTCTTCTTTGAAATCCTTATTGGTGTAACGGGTTTGCAGATTGGTTTTGATAGGATCAGGAAGATTCGATTCTGTTAATCGATTGGTTAGGATTACGCTTTTCTGCGAAATGCGGATTGACTCTTGAAGTTTCTCTACTTCTTTTTTGATTGTTTCGTCTACAACTGGTTTTTCTACAATCTTTTCAACCGGCTTTTCGATAATCTTTTCAACTACTTCAGACTGCATGGCCTCTTTGAGCATGGCCAATGCATCGCTTTCGGTCAACTTGGTTTCGTCCTTGCCTTCCAAAAGCTTAGGTTTGTTTGCCTTGATTAAGGCAATGATTTCTTTTAAATCCATTTCGATTTCTCCATTGTTAACGGTTTGACTTGCTGCCAATCTGATTGCATGTCCCCCGGCAGCGGGGTAAGTTACCAGCGTGTTTTCCAATATTTCGGAAATCTCGCTTACATAGTCAACGGTCTCAGATCCCATTAATCTGGGCCACTCAGAACCGTTCCCGTCAATGGAAAAACCTATCATGCGCCCTGCTTGCCACATTTCCATTAACTTAATCCGTAAATCTTTTTCGGATTCGTCAATGTAAACCGTGGCTAGTGCGCCTTCTTGCTTTTGTCCATTCTCGTCTATGAATTCGCCAAAGCGAACACTCTTTGCCCATCCAACAGTATTGCCGAATAAACCTCCCGGTTTGGATTCGGCTATGTCAATAGGCACGTGGTCGGCAAGGTCTGCTGAGAACTTGTATTGTGTTACAGGTGCTTTCTCGAATAGACCTTGCTCAACCGCTTTTTGTACGGCCTCACGGCTATAATATCTCTTGTATCCGTGAGAACCGATATTCTTTGATTCGCCAACCTGCATTAATACTACATCCCACTCTTTGCCTTCTTTGTCTTTAGATTCTACTATTCTATGGGATTCTTTGAATAAAAATGCAGCTTCGCTTTCCTTTATAGTATTGTTTTGCTTTTTTTTTAATGTAAATATTGCAAATTCTGATTCTTGATTAATTTTTTCGCTTACATCTGGTATGTCTATTTTATCGATTTTTCTACCAGTCCTAAATGTTTTAATTGCAAATTTTAATGATTCTGATATGCTTCTAATTTTATTCTCATCCCAATAAGACATCCATTTGTTATTACCTACTTTTATTTTTGTATACAAAAATAATTTTGCTATTCCTCCTGGTTTTAATACGCGATGTATTTCAGACAAAGAATCCTCTAATGGTGTCGAATGTATTGCGGCAACAGAATAAACGGCATCAAAATAATCATCCTTAAAATCAAGCTTTTCTGCATCTCCAGCCTTGAAAGTTACATTTGAATTATTCTTATATATTTTTTTTGCTCTTGTTACGGCACTTTCTGCAACATCTATTCCAATAACTTTTATATTGTGTGATGCTATATAATTACTATCCACTCCGCTTCCGATGCCTATTTCCAATATCACCGGATTTTCAATATTTTCTGTTTTTATATATTTTATAAGATCGTCTGCAAGAGGAGAATGTTCTTTATTGTCTAACCAATGTGCTTCTCCTTCTTTTCTATAACTGTCTTGCCATTCCTCTGCTGTCATTTCCTTATTATATTCTTTTACAATATCTTCTTCTTCTTCTGTCAATGCTTCTTTCATAGCCTTTTTCATTACACCATTAGCAGAGGCAAAGGCTATTTTCTCTGCTTCGTCTTTATCTTTTCCGTCCTTGATTGCTTTTTCGTATGCTGAATTCCAAACTGCTATCCATTGCTTTTTAATCTTTTCCGGCTTATCTTTCATACTGTCCGGCATGGTATCCATTGTATAGGGCATGTTTTGTTTCCTATTTTATAGTCCTGCCCGGTCTATAAAATAAAAAAGGCAATGTTGACTAACAGGGCCAGAGGCATAAGACCCTGTTAGTGCATTGCCTCGAATAATGTCTTGGTGGGCAGATCAAGGGAGGGGGACTCAACCCACCCACCGATGGCTACGTAAGTAGCACTTTTTTAGAGCACTGATCCGCTAAGTCAATATAATACTAAGTATAATATTTGAGATTTTCAATAGTCAATATTAAGCCGGAATCAAATTTCTCTTGATTTTTTAAAATGGTTGCGGTTTATTCCGGCCAAATTCTTTCTGCTATCCATGCTATGCTACGTGCCGTCCATACGCATAACATCCAGACAACAAACATTAATATTCCACCTTCAAGCATGGTCATTTCCCATCCCTCTTTCCATAGCATTTCAGGCAAAGTTCCGGGTCGTTTCTGGTTATCGCCCAATTATTGATATCCCTGTATATATAAATATGTTTAGCGCAAAACCATAAATCGCAATCTTTGCATTCATATTCGCCCAAAGTTCCTATACCTTCACTTGAGCATTGTGTACAAAATGCTTTTTTGGTATATATCCATCCCCCATATAACACGCTATAAACAAAATTAGCAGGCATTTCTATCTTTCGTTCATATTTCAAATTTGAGGCATTTTTGTACTCTATTTCAGCTATAAGATTACCATTCTTAACGGCCTGTATTGAATTTTGTTCAAAATATATAATTTCTCCATTCTTTCCATGATCTTTAATAAATAATTCAACATTTTCTGGCATATGCTTTCTCACTCCATCCTCCTATTACTTACATTGTTGGCAGAGCATTAATATTCTCCATTTATAAGATAATCAATACAGCGCACAATTGAGACAATTGTAATCATACTGCAAATAATCCCAGCCGGAACCGCAATATAATCAGAAATTATGTCTTTAAATCCTAATCCCCATATATAAAGCTCTCCGCCAATCCCTAAACTTAACCCTATAATCCCTACTGAAATATATTTAATCAAATTCATTGCAGTGTATTTATTTTTCACTTTATCCCCCTCAGCCGTTCGATGAAGCCGGGGAAGGTTGGCTGTTTGTGAATCCACCCTGTGCGGTATACCAGCGTGCCGTCATTATTGGGGATGTGTCCCACTGTACTATCCTTATAGCATTCTTTTGCGTATTCATCGTATAAATCGAGCAATGTTGCGGCGAATGCTTGTCTGTTGATAATTACGGTGCTGTCCTCTTTTACGGTGAAAACTTCTTGGTATGGACTCTTGCTCCATACTGGTTGTCGCAATGCGTAGACTGAATAAGTAGAATTATCCTGCCCCCACGCGCTCGCTGGCAATGCTATATCTATAAATACCCATGTCAGAAACAAGCCAACCAGCCAGCCCACTACTATCCAGAATAGGATACTTTTTATGCTCAAGGTTTTCATAGTTCCCTCCGTTATTCACAAATTACAGTATATTTATTCCGAAGTTTATTTTGCTCTGCATTTTTTATGTCTTCGAATTCTTGATCTTTTGTAAATTTTATAAAATCCCATGCTGCTTGTTCTGCTTTCTTTGTATTATTATACCAACATATACTTACATATTGATTTTCATCCATCCATGTATATTCACCAAGTGCATTTTTAACAAGCTTCCAGCCTTCCGGTAAATGACACTTGATATTGCTCGCTTCAAGTGAATCAACGCTATTTGGCGCGTTTTCGTATTGTACCAGTTTTCCGCGCAATGATTTTATTTCTTTGGCCTGCACAAAAAGCAATACAGTGGCCATAACCAAAAGTAGTACAAAGGCTATAACCATAGCGGCTGAAGGCACATAACATAAATACTTTTTCATTGGTTCCCTCCTAAAAATTAAATGCAGGCTGCCCTTTATATTTAATCAACCTTATAATCGCAGTTTCTTCTACTTCTTTTACAATTTTCATTACACCCTCCTAATCCTTTTTATTGCCACCCTCAACAACCGGTTAAACACTACGCCGGATAAGTTACAAATCATATCCCCGCGCCCGAATCCCTCACCGCCTGCATAACCAAATCTTTCGTATGGCAACAGGCCGTCTTTAACTTCCCATGCCGTACCCAGTCCCAAGGTTATCAAGTCCGCTTGCCACCATTTAAGGCCGCAATCCTCTAACTTCGTTGCGAGGAATGCCGAGCCTACAAAGTGCAATACCGAAGCGTCCGGGTTCTGCCAGATAGGTTCATAGCTCACACGGAATTGAGCAAAAGAACTCAGTGTAATGAGTAAGATTAACAAAATTGTTAATTTGGTTGTCATATTATCAAACGCAAACATAGTTTTTCTGAAAATATTCTTGATTGACGAACCACATGTCATTGTGATTTGCTGGATTTCTGGCAATCATATCGCCGTCTTTTGGCGTGTCCTCTTTTGATACTGATATGCCCGTTAAATCTTCGCCCGGCACGTATGGCCTTGCTTCAACAGTGCCCTTTCTCTGATACAGCATAAACTCGTTCATACATCCTCCTTTAGTGAACAATACAGTAAACAGAGCCAATGAATAGCGCAAAAAATACAACGCCAACAATGAATCTGCTTACATTGCTACCTTTTATTTGTCCGAAGAAACATATCCATGCCACTAGGAAATAAACCAAAACACCAACAACATTAATTGCATTCTGCAAGATTTCCCCTCCTTTAATTAGTTAACCCCAGCACCTTGTCCAACCACTTCCAGCCGGTGTTGAATTGTCTATTGTCCAGCCGTGACAATGGTACTCTATAATAAAAATACACGTAATGCCACAAATAGTAACATGCGATAGTCATAGCCAACAGTAACAAAAACGGCCATAATTTTAAACGCCACAGTACATAGTGCCATGTTGTCCCGATTGCCAGCACCAGGAACGAGCAGCCCGTCATAAACATACCGAATCTATCGGCCAACAGTTTCAACCAGTGCCACAAGTCGCCCATGGGCCTATCGCTCTTGGTGAAATTGATAGCGTCCATCGAGGCGTTGCCTATGGTATAGAGCAGGCAGGAAAGTATGAATACAATGTGTTCTATCAATTATTCTTTGCCATTACCTTTTTCTTTAATGTTTTTCCGTTTTATAATATCATCAAATATTTTGTCTATCAGCTTTAATTCTTTTTTGTTCTTTTCAGGATATGCTTTTTGCAGCCAATCATCATTTTCATCATTAGCTGTCTCTATTATAATTTCTTTATTCATTGTTTTATTTTTTACCTTTAAATAGATTTTCTTATTTTGATCATTACATTATCATTTGTGCCACCTAATATAATAAATTCAAATTCATCTAAACAACCATATCCAGATATACATGATCCTATTATTCTATTAGCTGGTATTTTGGCCATTGATACTAAATTGCCAAATTCATTGGCTATATTATAGTCAGCGCTCCATGATTCAGCCGCATTCCCTTTATATTTGTTTATTGCTAAATTCACTACTTTATTAAATTTATTGTCTGAAATCTTAACTCCCCTAAATAATATTACTTCATCAATATTCATACTTTTTAGTTTTTCTTGCGTTAAATCATACATAGCGCGTAAAAATTTACGTGTTTCAACATTATTCATAACTGGCGTATTTATATATAATGAATCTATAGCTTGCATAGCATTGTATTTAAGTGATAAGCCCCTTTTCTCGGCATAATTTACAAATGTATCTATCACATCTTCTGTTTGGCCTGATATATAATTAGCTGCCGCTTTTTTTATCATTGTTGATACTTGTTCTTTGCTTTCAATCTGCAATTCATTCATTATTGTTTTGATATTATTATCTACTTGTTTTTGCGCTTTTACAAATTGTACCTTTTGCCACCTTGACATTGGAATATTGAATTCTTCAGACATTGCTTGTTGCATTTTTAGTGCAAATAAATTATTATCATTGCTTGTTTCTGCCCATTTTTTAATTGTTCTGTTTATTTTTTCTTTCTCAATACCGGTCTTGTTCGCTAAATTATCAATTATATTTATTTTAGTTTCTTCTGCATTCTCTTTTTTGAAAGCATTTATTATTTTCTTCCCGCTTGCCTCGGCTTCAATGCGTGATAATTGTTTCAATCTATCATCAGCATAAATTCTATCTAATTTATCTTTTAATATTACCGGCTTCGCTTTCCCGTAATATTTTTCCAGTTCTGCATCATTAAATAATGTCGTACCCAATCTACACCGGCATTGGACTGACTCGCTCGCCGGCAATGATGGATCATGCGGCATCCGTCCCTGGTACTTGCCAAGACTAAACATTTCATTTGATTTGATCGGCACGCCCTTGTGTGACGGATTTGTTTTCAAATCTGCGTGTTGATGGTGCGGCCTTCCGCGCTTATCAAAGGTTGCCATCCAGAATTTCCTCAACTCATCGTATTCCTCTGCCATGCGTTCCATCTGTGCATAGTGCCCGGCTGCAAGTACCCGTCCTGTTTCTGTCCGGGCTATTGCCATTGTGCGGTGTGTCAGCGTCTTGAATGTCAACTGAGGCTGAAGCTTGCGTTTAGCGTCATTGACTATAATAGTTCCGAGCGCCTTCATTACGTCAAGTTGCGGCTTTTTTGCCAGTATACCATACTGTATTTGCTTCATTATCTCGCCCGAGGACGTGCGGGATATGTCCTTGACTAGATCGGCTGCAAGTTCTTTGGTGACCGTCAAAGCCTCAGTGCCGATATTAAACAGGTTTGTAGGTATGTTTGCTACCATGAACGGCTTGTTAATCAAGTCCAAGCCATCATTCCATGCCTTTGTCAGTCCCTTGTCCATGCTGTTTCTCATAGCCGATTCGAGTTGCTGCGTTGCCCGTTCTATCTCAGTTCGCAAAAGCGGAATGTAATAAGCCTGCCAATCGGTTTGTGCTATCATGTCCAGCACTTGCAGCCGATAGTCTTTGAGTATCTTTACAAGGTCTAATGCAGTATTGTTTGGGATCCGCCCGGCCTTTTTCATGGCTGCATTAAAGGCTTTTTGAAAGATTAGTTTTTTCTCGAAATCGGTCATTCCCAGAGATTATTCCATAATTCATTGGCCTGTTCATACCCGTCCGCAAAAGGCCCGGTGAATCCGCAATCGTTGCAATATATCATTGCATCCTCATGGATATCATTAAGATAGGTTTGGCCTAAATTGTAACTGTTGCATTTTCTGCAAGGCATGAGTCCTTTTTCGTTCTTAGGCGGGATAACCTTAATCGTAATCTGATTCTTGTTATCCTCTATGATTTCTTCGGTTACTTTTATAACAGGCTCCGCTTTTGGCTGCGGCTTTATTTCTTTCTTTGGTCTAGGCATTTTGTCTGCTCCAAATAAATATTTATAGTTTTTTGTCGGCATATTAGAATATCCATTGAATTAAAATTTTAACTATCCAATAAAGGACATAACCGATACCACCTGCTAGTGCTAAAAGAAACAAAATTATAAAACCATCGCCTAATACATCTAATTGTTCGTCATGTGGATAATTCATACGTCCTCCTTTTTATCCCAATATCTACCAATACAAAATCCAATCCCTGCTCCAACCACAAAAGCAATTAACCATGTTATCCAAAACATTTCTTCAAAACCCATTTTACCCTCCTTTTTCAGTAATATACTAAACCCATAAATTTAGTCAATAATAATTATTAAGCCAAATGCATTATTATTATAGCGACTAATGATACTACTACAAAGATACATAAAGCCACAAAACACAAGGCCATACATATCGCAATAATGCAGAATATGAATTTAAGCGCTAACTTTAATACGTTTATTATTTTTGTCAACAATGTATTCCATCATCTCCCGATAGTGCGTAAATATCATACCATCTGGAGCTATCTGGAATCTTACGTTTCTAGGATGCTCCAAGTATTCTTCCGGCCCTTCACATTTCTTGACTGTACTCTTAACCGGCAATATGGCCGTGTCAAGTTCTTTGGCTACGACATGGCTGAATCTATAATCATAGGTATAGAAGTTAATAAGGAATAATTCCATGTCCTGTTGATGGTGATAGTTCGCGAGTATCCTCAACCTATCTGAAGGCTTTGCCTTGAATATATTGTTAACCGAGATGCCGTTTGTCTGTACTGTAACACATATCTTGTTGCTGGTTAAATAGTCTATAATCTGCCATACATCCTTATACAAGTCAGGTTCGCCGCCTGATATAAAGGCTTCCTGCGTTTTATGCAATCCGGTGAACCGATCAAGCAAGTCAATCCATTGCTTTGCTGTCAGTTCTTTGTCAAGGTATGGCCGGTTATTTGCTATGCCATTTGGCTCACAATATCGACATTTCAACTTTTGGTTGCATCTCATTGTCGGATAAATTACTATTCTATCCCCTCCTTTTAGTCTGCGTATTAAGCCATAGGGAATCACTAGAATGTCCCAAATGTTTCTATTAAAACGTAAGCTAAGATGATCGGTATTATAATCACGAGTATAATAACCAGACAGACTATTGACAATGTCTTCTTCATATCATACCACAAATATAACGAGCCATGCCAAAACAAGTCAGTAATAACCAGATTGAAAAGTAAACAAACAACTTGATTTGCCGTTGCTGCCATGTTCCGATTGGTTCATACTTGATGCTTTGTATTGTTATCGCCAGGCCGAACCAGACGGCAAGGAACAATCCTATTTCGTAAGGACTAATCATAATTTAGTTATTCTTCGTCTTCATTGATATCGGTATTGTTTGTATTTTTTGCATATAGTTTGAGCAAATCCTTTGTGTCCTTTTCATCCTGTTTTGCTTCTATTTCTTCATCGCTTATATTAGGGTCTGTTCGCATTTCGTCCGGGATCTCCCAACCCATTTCCCTAGTCAAATAGTCTTGCGTTATTTGCATATTGGCCTGTTTCTTAACCCATCCCTGAACTTCAGATAGTGCAAGCGAGCGAGTCATGGTATCGAATGTTTCAGCCAAACCCTTCAAGTCCCTGGGTGATATTTCAGGGAATGATAGTACATAGGATAAGTCCATGCCTTTACTTATCATGCCTTTGGTCATTTGCCGTTTATGGATTATGGCTTGTTGTATGACGAAATCAAACATCAACTCAAACGAAGATTTGACGTACTTTTGCCGTCTTTCGAGTCTCTTGAATACCGGCGCAGACATCTCATAGCTGGTTGCCCTGTTTGAGTTGCCACCGATTGAGCTTAACCAATGATCCGGGATTCCCAGACTAACGGCGATTGTGCTAAACATGATTTGAAATAGATTGAAGGTATCATTAGTTTTCAGGTCTGGGGTTATGGCTTGCCAGGCTACTCTATCATTATGAACATGAATTGTTCCCGGTCTTGGCGGATTGCTTTGTTCTTTTTTAAGATAATCCATAATCTGTGCATCATTCATGCCGGTTAATGTAATATCCCAAACAAAATTACGCATCAACATTCCCCGCTCAATTTCTGCAAACATGAAATCATCCAATTGTCCTAATGTGTCGATGGTTGACATTAAACACCCGGCGCCTCGCTCTGCGTTGACAAGTTTGTTAATCTGGAAAAAGAATACGCCTTGTTTGAGTTTAAGGTCTTGAGAGGTCTGTTCTGCTGAATTGATTACCGGTATAATATCGTCCCGCCCTTTGATCTTTAAACTTGACGTTTTAAGCGCATTCTTTTCGTCAAGATTAACCTTAGAGATATTTGCCGGGTCAAGATAAGCTATCGACAGTTGCCCATTACGATCATTAACTTCAAACGGCAATGCCAATTCCCCAAACAGGTGCAATACGTCTAAAAATTCAGGCATCCTAATATCGAAGTTCCACGGTTCGGCAAAGTAAAACTCTTCTAATAGTTCCTGGACATTTTCATCTGCCGCTTTGATCTGTATCCCTGAACCTATTATAAAATCAGTCAATATGTCCAGGCCCCGTTTGGCATACGGATTCGTCATCCAATACCAGTATGCCACAGTTGCGGCTCTTTGTAGTTTGTCCTCACTTAAATCCCGCGAACTGCTAGATAATGAGCGGTACAGATAAGCATCTCTGTCTAGATCATCAACTTGAATGCCTACTGCCGGACTAATGGCCTCTTTAAGTTTAGAGGGTAGTATTGATTTGCTTATTGATTCAATTAGTTTCATTGTAATGCGTCCTTACTATTGCGCCTAAATAGGTTAGCCCGGTGAAAATTATACTCATAAGTATAACGGTTGCCATTCGCTCTCCTGGAGTTTCCGGCATGACATAAAAATGCAAGGCAGCAGAAGCAGCCATACCCAGACACATGAATAAAACAAAAGGCCAGTCATGGCGCATGTTTTTACTTATTGGTTTTTCTGGAGCGTTGCTCTGCTGCCCTTTATTCTTTTCCAACAATTTCTTATTCTGTTCTATAAGCGTTTGGATAATATGCGATTCTTGAGGCGGTAAATCCATTACATTTCCTCCAATTCGTCAGAATAAAAATAAACTTCTTTTGCAACGCCATCATAAAAATACCTTACTTCATATCTTGTACCTTTATCTGTTTCCCATATCGATATTATTCTACCTGGCCGTTCAAGTTCTATTATTCTAACCTTATCATGTAGTTTAAATTTTACCATCTGCGCCTCTGCAAAATTGGTTCTGGATCATGAGAATAACTCGCAGCTGGAGGCCCGATTGCTAATAGTTTATTAAATGCCCCACTTGCAGCGTCAACTATATCTTTTAGCGCTATATCCGGAAATCCATGGTGATCATCAATAAATTGTCTATTCCACAGCCCGAATACAAGCTTAACATTCCCCGCTTCACATTGTGCGGCATAAGGCAATGCTCTTGTTACTTTATCGCCGGTTACTTTGTCCGCATGTACCTGATATCCGGCAAGTTGTCTTGTAGTATTCTCTGCACTTTCTTTCCCACCGCTCCCAGGCTCTTGCTCGTGATATACTTCAACATCTTCGCCATCCAATTGGGCCGTTTGCTTTATGGCCTTTTCTCTATTCAAAGCACTCCATTGCCCATAAATACAATCTTCAACATAGAACATATTGTTTTCCGTTTTCAGCATAAGCACACCAGCCGTCCTACATCCTGCCCCTTCAGTCCCAGCCTTGTCCCAATATCTTATTCTTCGCCCGATTGCCGGCGATGCTTCAACTATGCCAAACCATGCCCGATTAAATACATTGCCCGCCTCTGCCCTTATTTTCCAATTGCTCTTAAGCAATCTTTCTCTATCTATTTTTGATAGAGCCATAAGATTCGCTAGATATCCCGGGTCTTTCTGCATTAATGTCGGGTTATCATCTATGGTTGCGTTGATATAGGTTACTGATTTAGGTGGAGCCAATAAAGCTAAATCTGGATTTTCCCCCTCTGCTTGCTCTTTAGTATCATACCATTTTATTTGATCATCAACTTGGTAAAACCACCTTAGAACACCACATCGTTCTAATATTGGATATCCTGTTTCTTGATTTATCCACCATTCTATGAATTTAGCAATCCAACTATCAACATCAGGATTACATGTTGCCCGGACATATGGCCTGACTCCGCACTTTGATCTATTCCGTGAAAGCATATAAAAAAATATACCTTCAGTAAAATGCTCTAATTGATCGAATTCTATAAGCGCAATCTGTGCGCCTTGCCAGTTCAGTTTTTCTTTCTCGCTCCCGATATGTGCAAACTTAATAGATGAACCTTGTTTAAATTGCCACTCTACATTACTTACTTTTGGCATTGCGCCTAAATGCGGATATATCTCAACTGATTCATCCCACAGTCCACCTTCCATTGTTATCATCGGGAAGGTTGCCCGGAATATTACCGCCCCAAATCTACTATTATTTATATGTCTAAGTGGCTCGACTAATAAGCTCCAAGTCTTTCCACCACCAGCCCCACCACCATATATTGCTATATCAGCGGGTGTACTCATAAACTGCTCTTGCGGGCCACTATGCGGTTTTAGATTCATCTCTGCCGTTGTCAGGTATATAAATAGTTACTGATTCTATCGGCCCGCCGTCTTTGCCGGTTAGTTCGTGCTTTGCCGGGCGATCAAACCCATTCATTTTTCTAAGTGCATCCATCGCGGAAAGTCTATCATAAAATTCAACCGTTATGCCATTTGCCGCTTCAGTCAGTTTTTTTATGCAGCGCCTTGTATCTTCCGGCAATTCGCCTAATTTCTCAACTTTGACAAAAAATTGAGTTATGCCCTTGTCATCTACATGGCTGCTTATGCCAATCACTTTAGAAGGATCAAAATAAGCAATATTGGCGTATTCGTTTAAAAGGCGCACACGTTCAACTTCGCGCTCTTTCTCTCTTTTCTTAGCAAGTTCTAAAAGATATGCCTTAATATTAGCTTTTGTTAGTTTTTCAGAACTATTGGCTCTAGCCGTTTGAGGCTGGCATTTATATCCAGCCTTCACATAAGCATCGCAAGCAGTTATGCCATCAAAATAAAACTCACAAAACATACGCTCTCGCGGTTTTAACTTTCCCTCCTTTTTCTCTGTCTGTTCCATCAGCTTGCTTCCAGTTTTATCAACTGCTTATCTCTCTTCTTTTCCGTAAATCCCCACCAAGTCATTTCCCACAAACAGTGACATAATATATCTATCTCAGTATAGGCCAAATATGGCATAATGTCCATGCCTAGCCATTCATCCCAATCTACTGTTGATATGTTAAATATTTCCCCGGCCATGCCTAACACTGAATCGTATTCTTCGCCATCGCTATTTGTAATATGTTGTAATATAATAGTTAAGAGCGAATTTCTTGGCTGCATAACTTTAAGATTTTTTAGCAAGCGCTTATGTTTCTTTGCGTTTCTCTTTTGCTCGGGATACAATTCAAATAGCCGGTCTTTTATCTCAGGCCATTTATGAGTGGTTATGAGTTCGTGAAGTTTCACCCTACAAATACCTCATACTCTTTAGGTATCGTTACTTCATTCGGGTCTGGTATGTATAGCCCGTCTGTTGCGGCTAGTGCTTTAATCTTATCAACGTATTCCATAAACTGCATGGTATCTAATTCTGTTGTACTCTTAACCCGCGTAAATTTACCGTCCGATACTTGCAAGAATTGGTACTTCCATACCTCATGCATTTCCTTATTCAAGTAACCATACTTATCGCCGGTCATTGGTATCACTACTCCCCAATAATAGGCGTTCTGGTTAAGTGAGCGTCTGTTCCGGTGTTTCTCAAGTACAAGGTAATATTCGCCTTCTATGCCTTCAAGGTACTTGTCAAATTGCGGCCTGTTGTATAAGCGCATTTTGCCGGATTCGATATTTGTACGAAAGCGAGGAATCATGTATATAGCATCCAGTTTTGATATGCCATCGTACACATTTGTACCGTACCCATATCAACTTTGTACTCTAAAAGTGTTCTGTAAAATGCCGCTACCATTCCGGCCAGCTCGCGAGCATTTCTTTCCCTATCTTCTTTTAAGACAAATTGAGCGGCTTCTTCTATAAGCGTACGATTGTTCATATAAACATTTCCTTTACATCATACGGCCTAAGGTGCGCAAGTTTATCCATGTCTACTACCTTAGCCCTTTTTATGCGTTTAGGCCGATTGAGTTCTTGCCGCAATAGTTGAATTTCATTCAGTATTGAGCGGAAAGCGTCTGCTAGTTCTTTGTCCATTACTTGCCCCTCAGCTTATGCCACAATTGGACTAACAGGTTACGCCTATCCTGATAGTTCTCACATACTTCGCTATCCGGCTTTATTGTGCAGCATTCAATATATGCAGCAACACGTCTGCCGTTTTTACGTACCGGCCATTTGCTTTCAAAGCATGTACCGGCGTTATAATGTTCGCAATGTTCACGATGTTTCATGGGTTGGCCTTTAGTAGCTCTTGATGTTCAAAGATATTGCCGATTACTTCCATATCGTTCCAAATATGGCCTAATCCTACATAAAATCCACACTTGTCTTGGTTGAAAGTTACTTGATTTGTAATGATCAACTGACCACCAAGCCTTTCATATCTTAATATATCCCCTTCCCATATCTCTTTTCCCGTGCAATCCTTTAAGCCGGTGAATTCCGTCATCTCAATGTCATTAAAACGCAGTTCGGCAATATCATACTTTGGGTTTGGGTTTTCATGACAATATTGGCCTACTAAATCAAACATTGTCACTTCGCCAATTACATGAAAACCTGTTGCAACCCACTGTTTTTTATATGTGTCCCACGCTCTAAACTTTATTTCCCGCATACAATCCTCCTTTACTATGCCTTAACTAATTCCCAATACTCATATAAATTTCTTTCAGCAACCCCAAATGTACCGTCTTTCTTCTTTGGATTTGCAATGATCCACGGCTTAGTTATTTCGCCATAAAAGTGCGGTTCTATTCTGCAAACGCGATATTCATTGTTCTTGTAAATTACTATAGAACCTACCTTTACTCCGAATCTTTCTGTTGTCATTTCTATTCCTAATGAGGAGCGTGTCTGTTTTATACATATCCTCACCGCCTCCAATTCTTCAAGCTCTTTGCCTAATTTTACATATTCCTTTTTTAATTCTTCATACTTATTCATACAACCCTCCTTTTTTATTAAGCTAACTGTCTTTCTTTTAGCACCTGCAACCGCTCTTGCGTACAAGTCAAAACGCCATAAAGAGCGAGAAATCTAACCGGCCCTAGCGCGTGTGCTATTACATGATGTAAGCGGCATAGTGGTATAAGTTTTTCGTCTGGTTCATCTTCGCGCGAACCTATCCCCCTCCGTTTTGCATGGTGCATGTCTGCCGATTCATGGCAAACCACACAATGCCTATCCTTTTTCATTGTTTTTCCATGGCGAATGTAGCGGGCAATCACCGGTTATCTAAAACATGGTTTCGCCACGTTCATCTGGCCCACATCCTGCGCCATGCTCGTTGTCTAATACAGGACATTTACAACCAAGTTTAATTGCTTCATCTGAGCCTGGATTTGGTTTCATAATTCGCCCTGTATCCATTTCTTGGCCCTTATTATCCCCTCTGATAATTCTTTTTGCGGTTCGATAGACATACTATCTGCAATAAGCTCTAAATCCTCTTGCAAACAGAGCAAGTGCTCTGCTATGTTCTTAATTGCCGCCTTTGCCTGCAAAAAATCTTGTTCTGTCAATTTATCGCCCCCATTTACCGTCTCTCAATAACTTTCCAATTAATCCGTAATTCGCTAAATCAAGGTAGGTATCATCTATGCTTTCGTTCTTAGCTTCTTTCGGTTTGTCAAATGAACTCTTTGCAATAGTAACATCAAAGCCGGTTAAATTCATAAGACGCGCAATTTTATCCCAAAGCCGAGTTACCAGTCCAATTTCGCCGGTTCCCAAAATATTTGCAGGACTGTAATCTTGATTTTTGATTAAATGCGTAATGTACATTTTCGCTTGGTATTCCCGAAATGCTCTGCATTGAATTGGTGACTTAATTTCTGTCGGATGCAACTCCGGTATAGTAGGCCAATAATAGCAAAATAAACCTATTTGTTTGGCATATAAATATTCTGCTTGTGAGCCTTCGCTTTGTTCCCATCCTTCCAGCATAAGTATTGCATCACACCTTGCTAAAATATTCAAATCGCCGGACAGGTAAACTTCATCTTGACATTTGCAATCTACTTCAAAATGCGCCGTATTCAAATGAGGACATATAGCTACGTTCCCAGATTCCCAAACGGCTATTGCGGCCTTGCGAGCTATTGCAATATTCTTATCTACTCCGCCCCGGTATGGCCCGGCAATGTAAACTAGCAATGTCCCTCCTTTACTTGTTACCTGTCAATTCTTCATAGCGCTTTTTCAGAGTAGCAACATGTCCAAAACCGAACTTTTTTTTAAACTCTTTCGAAAGTGTTTGCCATGGTATCGGCTTGCCAAATTGCGGATCCCTGAAATGCAATAACGCTTTGTCTGCTTCCTCTGTAAATTGAATTCTGCGAGGATCGTTGTCGCAGAATCTGTCAATATCTTGAATCCATTGATCGTATTCTATTGTTGGTGAATTCATACAATTACAGTCTGGCTCCTTTTTACATTATTCACAAAATGTCTTGCATAAATGTCTCTATTGCCACAACGAATAAATGATCCCCCTATTTGTGGGGTTGTAACTCTCCCACCTGCCGTTTTGAATGTAAATGGTGTGCGTAATTGCCATCCCGCAGTGCAAAAACTTGTACCATTTCCATTTGCTGTAGGAATGCCAACATAAGCACAACGATGACGATGACTCCTACACACAACATCTGGCGCCTTTTGTCGCCAACGGCCAGCCTCAGTAAACATTTCAGTCAACTCTTTATGAATTGCGCTTGATTCAAAATGACTTGTTCCCGTTACTCCTATATGGTGCGCAAAATGAACAAGCCCAAACCCCAATCTTAACCACATGTCAAAGCGAGAAGAGTTCCCTTGTTCGTCTTGTATGGCTCCTAAGCTTCGAGCAATCGATTCTTCGTCCTGCCCAGATTCCCCACCATGTGCCGGTGTACCGCGTATCACATAAAACTTGCCCTTACACTTTTCTACAATTGGCTCAAGCACTATTTTTGCAAGTTTTCTCTGGTCTTCTAAATTATGTGATATCTGTGTTACTGCTCTATGATGTACACCATCTATAATATCACCATTTACTACAACGATAAACGGTTCTTTGTGGTCAACTTCCGGCACAAATTCGTCCCAGAACTCATTCCACCAATGCCACATTATCTTTTGATTCTTTGATGCCTTATATTTTCCGCCGCCGTCAAGTGTAAATTCTGGTGGGCATAAACCAAGTTGACAACCTAAATGCAAATCTGATATTACTACACAGTTACTGATTGGCATTATTTATCTTCTGTGTTTCGTTCAATGCGAGTTAGTGCGTCTTTTATCCATTCAATGTCTTTTTTATTTTCTGTCCGGCTCTCCTTCAACTCGCTTATGCTTTGTTCGTGTATATCTATCTTCTTTTCTGTTATTACCAGTCTCTTGTCCATAGGTTCTATTTTCGCTGAGTTGTACGCAGCTATACCTATGCCGGCCAGAGACGTCAGTAATAAAATTACCCCCAATATCTTTTGAATTCCGTTGAGTGTTATTCCGTTTGCCATGTGTTGCCCGCTTGAAATATGTGATAGGTAGTCATTTCTTATCAATATATTGCAATTTGCGTAAAGTTCAATAATCAATATTAAGCTATTTAAAACATTGTCTCTTGAATAACTTCCCGTTTAAATTCAGGCGCAAACAAATTCCCTTGTGCCTTGTGCCGTTCTATTCTTGCTTGTGCCGCTTCAAAATATTCTTTGTCTAACTCAAAGCCGATGTACTCAAAGCCCATATCCAAACAGGCAATAACGCTGGAGCCGGAACCTAAGTGAGTGTCAAGAATTTTATCGCCTGTGTGAGCATAGTTCTTTAAAAGCCATTTGTACAAAGCAACTGGTTTTTGAGTGGGGTGAATTTTGTTTTCTTGTAACAATTTAGACCTTGAATAATCAAATATTCTTAATGAACTATCAAAAGAAGTCCACGCCATTTCTCCGTCTGCAAAACTAAATTCCCGCTGTTTTTTATCCCATATAATCCAACATCTAGACTCGGGCAAATTAAAATAATTCCCTCCCCAAATTATTTGATTTATACTAACCCTATTAAGCTCATTAAAATATTGCTGGGGGGGGTATTTGAATCCCAGTCTTTAAATTTCCATTCCCTATATCCGTTTTTTCTACAAGCCTTCCCTCTTTGATGCAAATCTTGACTAATATTTATCCCATACGGCGGATCGCAAATAGCAAGACTCGCAAAATTATCTTGCATCACTCGCATTCCTTCCATGCAATCCCCGCAAACAATACAATTAAAGGGCTTTCCTGCATCAATCCATTCTTGTACTGAATTAAAGTCCATTAAAACAATCTCGCTTGCTCTATTATCCGCACCTTTTCTAATTTCCGCCTGTTCCCGCCGCGCTTATGATGCACGCCTATTTTATTCAACTCGCGGTAGAATGTGACAAACCCTATGTTAAGAGCCTGCCAAATCTTGCTTGACGGAACGCGTCCATAGTGTTCCTCTATGTAATAGCGGATGCATTCAGAACGCACTTGCCTATAATCGATATGCCTACTTTCAAAAAACCGTTGCAGCCATGAGCGCGAAATGTTGTATTCTCTTGAAATATCTTTTATGGTATAATGAAGTGCCAGATCGTAAAGTTGCTCTATCAACACACTTTTCAAGTTCTGATAATTCATTCTCAAGCCGCCTTTATCGATTTATCCGGTTCCTGGATATCATATTTCAAGATATAATCATAAATCATTTTCCGATTGACTTGCAATATCTCGGCTGCTTTGCTCTTGTTCCATTTGGATTCTTCAAGCGCCCGGATTATCTGTAAACGTGCGGCATTATAAACAGGCCCGGACAAAGGCACTAATTCTTCCGCTTTGCTTATTGCCTGTTCGCGCGTCAATGCCATAATCACTAATATTATACCAGTTTGCATTGAGCGGCTAAGAGAATAAAGTGTCCTGTAATTCAGGCTGAAAAATGAAATTGCATCCCAGCGACGCATATCACCGTCAGTCAATTCTACTACGAACCAAATCATACAGACTCCGGACGCTGTTCAAGGGTTTGTTGCCAGTCAAAGCCTTCGCTTACATCTATAATCATTCCTTCCCCCATATCTACAGCCCAACCATCATTAAGCATTTGGGGCCTATGTGAAAAATATAATACTTTACCGTCTGCGCTAATCGCTCTCCAATTAACCCACGCCGGCACATATGCTCAGCTAGGCTTATGCGGTTCATGGCGGGTGTTCCATGCGGCAATAGCTTGTTCCTCTGTTTCATATAACCCCGTTCTCATTCCGCAATTACCACATGTTACAATCCAATGCGGAAGCATTAAGGCGTGAGCACTTTTTGAACCACAGCACGGGCAACTCTTTAATTCTTCCATATTCCCTCCTAATACTTTCTTTTTTTCCTGCTTAGTGACACGTTAATTAAATCGCCTAGCCTTGCCCTGAGTTTATCGCACTTTTCCTGCTGCTCAAGCAAAGCCGTTTCTTCTGCTTTCAGCACAGCCTTTTGCGCCTGTATTTGTTCGTCAAGCGTCATTCAAACACCGGACATTTGGTATGCAAATAGCAACGCTTTTCATGGCAGACGGTAAGCATAGGCTTGTCCGGCATACACGAATTTACATTCTCAGCCTTGTACTTGCGCCTCTCTGCGTGTTCTTTTTCCTTAATTTCAATATCGTGCTTGCTCTTGAGCACCATTGCGTATTGCGGTGTAATGTTGAGCTGCCCCGCTATCTCGCGATACGTCAACTTGTTATTGCGCATGAGTTCAATCGATTCCATTTTTATCGCCATGCCGTTTGATACTCGCATTTTTCTCTCCTTTCATTAATCCCAAATTGTATCTGTGTTGGCATATTCATGTATCCAGTTTCGGATGTACTCATATGCCTTATATGCTTCCTCTGATAATTCGCCGTGTTTCATTTTTAATCTGAGTTCGTTATCTAAATCTTGTAATAATGCCCGCCATTTACTGCCATTCAACGCGTCAAAATGCTCTTCGTTTTCTTCTGGCAAATTAAATTCAAGAGTTGCTTTCATTTCTTTTTATAGTTTCCGAATCTGTACACTCACCGTTGCGGCCTCAATTATAACTTGCTCAAAAACTATGCTCAATATTTCCGCACTAGTCGCAAGACTCGCATAGCCCTGTTGTGAGTTGTCATATTTTAAAGCCATTACGTCAGTTAAATTAATGTCCCCACTGCCCGGGCCGGTTGCCGTGAATACATGACTGGCAATAAGTTTATTACCAGTGTCACCTGGCTTACTTCTGTCCACGCTTACGGCGATGTATGTCCGGCCTGTGAAATAGTTCTTGTTAAAATCTGCATTCTGCCCGGCAAAGATAGCGCCCGGAACTAACCGCCCCTGTTTCGGCACAAGGCAAGCCGGTGTTATTACATTGAATTGCACCAGGTGAAACATTGCCGACGTGTTAATGCGAAAGTCAACCATAAACGAGTCCCCGGGCTGCACCTGGAATGTCTGCGTCAATGTAACGGGGGCGGCTTCCATTTGTGAAATTCCACTTGATACTTTGAGTGCTGGTTTTGGCCCACAAGCCAAAAACACTAAGAAAACTGCAAGTAACTTTTTCATTGCCTACCTCTCTATTCCATAATTTTTTTTTAACACTGTGGTACAAGTTTTTTAAATTCATCTAACTCTATTGGTTCTAAAAACCTTATTTTTTTGTTTTTCCCATAGGCATACTGCATCTCGCTTTTAGTGCTTTCTCCTATATATCCACCAACATTCAAAACCATTATTTCATCGGCTAAATCAATTTTACGTTTGTGCAATTCGTCAAGCTTCTGCTTTATTTCTGCCAACTCGCTTTCCGTTTTGTCTGTAAATAATTCCGCATCCGCCCTCATATCACATCCAATTGACAAAACTATTTTACCGGCAAGAGTTTCTTTGAGATTCGCAATATGAAAATCATGATAGAAACGCGTAGAACCGCAAAGGCAAACTATTATTGGCATTTTATTTTTCATTGTTTTACCTTTCTATAAACCAGTTAATTGTTACCCATATTGGCTCTTTTATGCCTTCAAACTTAGTAAGGCATCTAATCCGCAAGGCATAATTATAGTGGTTTTCAATATCAATAATTTCAACTTCTTGCCCCTTGATATTTTTGTGATTGTATGTTTGTGCAAGTTTTAATTCCATTGTTGCGCTCCCATGTTTTTATTTTGCAATGCTCTGTCAATTATATTTATAGTCGCATTGCCGTCAAAATCTTTGCGTTCTGAATATTGCCAATCGCCCGCTATACTGCCAAGCGAGTTGTAGAATAGTGCCTTGTCAATAATGTTTACTTTGCCATCCCGGTCAACGTCACAGAACAGCCCGCGCTCTTGGCAGAATATTGCGCTAACTGTGTCGCTAGGTGTTGACTCAAAACCCATGCTGTCTTTTGCTGTGACAAAGAATGCAGCCTTTTCGTAGTATCTGACAAGTGGAACATTGGTGACATAAACCGTATCTCTCATGGCTCGCCAAACAACGTAATTCAAATAAATGCGATATTCCGCAATATCCGGCTCGGTATTCTTTTGCCATGTCAACTTGACGCTATCGCCGGTTACTGAGAAATAGGTGAATCGTTCGGCTGCAAAGGTATTTAGCGCGAATAGTAACATAAGCAAGGCCATCCGTTCAAGCAACCTTGTCTGCTTGCGGCACATCCGCCGCGCCGCGCGTTGACTATTGAGTGCCGTCAACTTGCCCCACGCAAGTATAATATAGTGCTCCAATATCGAGCATGAATGGCCTGAGAATTTCACTTTATCGCCTCTCTTTTTGCGTATACCGCTTTGTAATAGTCCAATACTGTTTGACGCGCCTCAATTTCAAAATATATATGCTCATAACCCCGCGCTATCCATTGCCAGAAGTATATGAGCGTCCACCAAAACAACCCTTGCCGCTGTTGCCACAAGTGGATAAATTCTTCGATTAACAGCCCTTCACCAAAAGTATCTGCCGGTTTACGAAAGTCATAGCGTTTATCCATAACTACTATGAACCGCCAATAGCCCGCGCCATTAAACCAGCGTGAAAATAAATTCCAGAATGGCGAAGCGTAAACAATAAATACGCGATTCGCGAATTGAAAAGACTTAACGCCAAAGTTCTGAGAAAGCGTAAACTTCATTTCCCAACTGGCATTTTTGCGAAGATAACTATCTAATCGAAGTATCTTCATTTATGCCTCTGCTTTTTCCGATCCAGTGTTTCGCAAATATCTCGCTCATTTTTTCGTCTGCTATTGCACCGGCTTTGCACAGTGCCAGAAAAATGTAAAGTACAATGCATGTTGGTATAATGATATACCAACCTATTGCCTTGCATAAGGCGATATAGCCAAAGGCCAGCAACACCCAAAAGCAACTTCTAAGAATTAGTAGCATGTTCTACCCTCTCAAAGAATTCCACTGCGTTTGTAATTACCAGATAATTTTTGCCAAACATATTTCTTACTAGCCCCTCGTGAGTAGTTAAGGAATCCTTAACAACTGCCTTGACTTCCACCAACCACACGCCACGGTAATTGCATATCAAGTCAAAGCCTATCCCTTGCGAGCTTACCACCAGCACAGGCACACCGGCATTTCTAAGTGCCTCTACAATAGCTGGCTGGTTAGCGTCAGTGCGGCAGCGCATTATTCGGCCCTGTACTGTGGTGGAAGTGGTTGCCAGGCTTCTATCTCTCTAAGCCAATAGTCCGCACTTGGTTTTACATAGAAAAGAATTGTGCGCATTTTAAGTATCTTATATTGCACAAGATATCTACACTTCTCTTTCGGCAAATCCGCTTCCGTGTGAATTTCAGTCCAGTCGCCGTGCTGTTCATAATCGGCAATAATCTTTTCGAGCCGCTTCTTCACGCTGTACGCCGGTGGGTATCTCTCTAATTCAACCAGCGGCAAAAGCTCTTTTACTTTGTCTATCAGTTTCATTTCGGCCTCCTGTTAAATTTTTACGCGTTTCATTTCTGGACTATCATCAATAAATTTAATATTGTATGGTTCAACAGTATAGACTTCGCCGGATTCTAATTCTACCACACCGATGGCAATAGCACATTCTATGTCGTTGCAAAATCTTTGCTCATTTCCCCATGTATGGAAATAGCCTGTTTTCTTGTATCTTTGGTTCATTGAATCGCGTAATTCAACTTCGCATTTTCGTAATTTTTCATTCATTGGTTTATTGTCCTTTCTAAAATGGTATGTCCTGTTCATATTGTGTTATTAATGGTTCTGTGGTACTTTTCTTCTATCTCTAAAAACTCTATTCTTTCAGGTACAAAATAGAACGGCACAATCACATTTGCCCGCCCGTCCCTGTTTTTCGTCACTGAAATAAACGCCGCGTTGTCTGTTGAATATGTTTTCTTTTCTTTTCCAGCGTCTATTGTCACTTCGCGCAGCCCGTACATTTCCGGCCTTATGACGAACATAACTATATCAGCATCTTGCTCTATGTGCCCACTCTCGCGCAAATCTGAATTTTGCGGCCAACGGAATTTCGGTTTTTTAGTCGCCTCATTATTTGAAGATGCTTTCTCTATATCTCTTGATAGCTGACACAAAACAAGCACCGGAATATCGAAATCTTTTGACATGCCCTTCAGCTTGCCGGTTACGGTTCCTATTTCAATGTTTTTATTATTGTATTTGCTTTGCGTGTCGATCAAGCCTAAATAGTCGATAATCAATATTTTTATTTTCTTTTGAGCAACCAAACGCCGCGCTTTGGCCTTTATTTGCATTACTGTTTGTCCGCATCTATCATCAATGTATAAGGGCATTCTTGCAAGCCGTCCGGCTGAATTTGCTATATTAGGCCAGTCCTTTTTGTCGATGGTTCCAATACGGGCCTTTGAGCTGTCGAATTTTGCGTCTGTTGCAAGCATCCTTAACATCAATTGTTCTTTTGACATCTCAAGCGAAACAAATCCAACAGGAACGCCAGACAATGCTATCTTACGGGCAACGTTAAGCGCAAATGCTGTTTTCCCGTGTGACGGCCTCCCGGCAAGAATAGCGAGCCTGTTCGCCTCAATTCCGCACAATATAGAATCAAGCCTGGAATATCCAGTTATTATGCCGTGCATTTTCCCCGGAGTTTGCGCTCTCAGTTCCATATCATCTGTTACATTGTACAAAACAGAGCCGCATTCTTCAAATTGTTCCGTGTTTGTCGATATTGTAGTGAGCAGTTTTTCGTCTGTTTCTTCTACAATTTCTACAGCACTCTTTTCCTGTTCATAGCATTTATTTTCAATTTCCCTGGATAAAATTATCAGCCTTCGCAATGCAGATAAATTATTCATCTTATTGCAATACTGCTCTATATTTGAAGTGGAAGGAATTTTTTCTATCAACTCTGTCAAATAATAATCTCCGCCAATTTCAGAGAGCTGACCAATCCTGGCTAATTCTGTTTTTACTGAAATAATATCAACAGCGTCGTTTCTGCCGTATACAGTTCTTGCCGCTTCGAATATTTTTCTGTGTTTTGGCTGGTAAAAACATTCTTCATTAAGCTGCTCAAAAACACACTCTGCAGCGTCTTTGTCCAGCATTGCACAGCCTAATGCAGCCATTTCAAATTCAGAATTATTTGGCGGAACTTTATTCAATGTTTATCCTTATGTTAAGCAAGCATCATTTTGGGGCCACATAGAATTTCTTCGTCTTCAATTGGATTGTCTCTTGCCTTCCGGTGATATTGCATTAACCTTTCATCTGCTTTGTTCCCATCGTTTACGGTATCAAAAAGGAAATATATCGATGCGTTCCCAGTACTTTTTGCCCACTCATCAGCCATCAATGCACGGTATGCTTCATGTGCTGCTGTAAATTTGTGTACGCCGTTTATGTCATGAATTAACTTCTTTTTTACTATTCTGTAAAGTTTTATAGTAAGATCGTGAGGATGTTGCGATTTAACTTCTTTTGTAATGACTTCATCTTTGAGATTTAGTAAAAATTCTCTTATCGGATCTGCAAGTGGGATTGGTTTGTTATTATTTTCTATTATTTCCTTTTCTTTACTTTCCTTTCCTTTGCCATTTTTAGCCATAGGCTCATATATAGCTGCGCTATGGCTATGCCATTTTTTACTCGCACCTATTTTACCGCTTTCGGAACGCTCTTTTCTAAACTCGAAATGCCTTAAAAGCCTTTCGCTGTATATAGTATTTCCATCGCATTTTAAAAGCTCTAATTCAATACATTTATCAAGTATCTTTTCAAGCGTTTCTTTTGAAACGCCGAATTGTAACGCCTTGCCACTTAGTAAATTGTTATTTAATTTCCCGCCGGACTCTGCAAGCATTTCTACCAACATCCAGAAAACGCCATAGCCCTCTGCTCCGCAATGCGCTCGAAGTTCAAGTATTCTTTCATCATTCCTTGCACTATAGTCATGCGAAAAATAATAAGCATCTTTCGCCATATAGGGGCATCCACTACTTTATTTTACACCGCAGCAAAATGTTATTTAACGGGCTTTTTAAATCCCCCGGCCTTAGTTAATTTGGGAGACAGGGCAGGCCGGGGTTTAATATTACCATGAATGGCATTTTAAACACCAATGCCGCGAATGAGCATATGGTACGCAACACCACAGTCCACATTCTGGACAGCGTCCGCACTTACCGCACAAACATTTAATTCTCATCGGTTTCCTTGTCCCCTACTGTTGCGGTGTTTGCGTTTGCAACTTGACTTGGTGTGTGTACCTTTAC